AGTATAATATTGGTAGAATTAATATGAATGAATGTGAAGACTGTAATAGGATGGATTGTCGTGGTCGTGGTTGTATAGGACCTATACAACCACGACAAGATAAAGAAAAAAGTTTTGATGATCTTTTTGATGATCTAGTTAATAGAGCTAAAAGTAAGCTTACTACTGACGAGCTTTCAGCTTTAATTAAGAGTCTAAACAAGTAAGGGGAGGCAATGCCTCCCCTTTTTAGTTGAAAAGTTCTAGAACTCTTTCTTTATAGTCGTCTCGGTTCTTTATAAACGTTTGAACTTCATAATCATCATTTGCTATAATAATAACAATCTGTGGGAAATCCAAACCAGTAAGTTCTTCAGCCATCATAGAATATACAGTTGCTTGTAGAAAATAGTTTAAAATCCATTCTTCCTTTTTTTCTTTCTTTGAAGTTTTAAAGTCAACTATGGAATTTACACTATTGAACTTTGCAAGCAAGTCTGAAGTACCAGCAGTCTTAAGATTCTTGGAATATAACGGAGCCTCAATACCATAAACCAACTCGATATTCTTTTCAAGTACTGGTTTAATAGTTTTAAAAGTCATCATATTTACTGGCATGACTCGTCGAGGATCTATCTCTCTATTCATAAGATATTCCTCGCAGAGAGAATGAACAGCGGTACCTCTAGTTGCGGCTTGTCTAGAAACTTTATCTGCTTCTTCCTTACCAACTCTAGCTTTCCACTGTTCAATAGCACTCTTATCAGTCTTTTGCCCTAAAACTGTAGTTACCGATGGGAATATCCCATCCGGTGTTTTATACCGTCTTTCACCGTCTAGCTCCACTCTTTCCAATGGAGCTAGACTTAATAGCATATGTTTAAACATTATCTAATTCCCATGGCCCATATGGTATTGGCATCCAATGTGTTGGAATATCAGCATCACCACGTTCTGGATATTGTGAATATTCCGTAGTACCAGAATAATACCAACGATTTAAGCCATGGAATTTTCTGCCGAATCTAATCCACCTTTTTTCTTTATTTGCAACCAATACTTGTTGAGGTTTAACTTGATCATAGGTTTCAATTGGGCGCCAATCAGGGTGTAATTCCAAGTCTATCTTTTTCAATGATGTAGTCACGAACAAGGTCACTCCTTAGAATATCATTTTTATTAAATTCAACAAATCTAAAACTTTTTATTGCTTTTATAATCTTCATGAATTGAATTATACCTGCTTTTTCTTTTTCATTTGTAAAATCACTTTGTGTGAAATCACCGCAGAATATAATTTTACAATTCTTTCCTACTCTAGTGATAATAGAATCCAATTCGTGAAGTGATGCATTTTGCATTTCATCCACTACAATAATGCAATCATTTAGAGTTATACCTCTAATGAATGAAGTAGAAATAAATTCAATGATATTTTTTTGTTTTAAATAATCATATGAATCACCTCTACCAAATAATTCTGTGCATATAGCATAATATGGTCCCTCATAGACTTTGGATTTCTCTTTGGTGTTACCAGGAAGAAAACCCATGTCTCTTGTTGGGACCACTGATCTTACTATTACTAATTTTTTATATGGAGAATCGCCGTTGAGTATCTCGTTTAAAGCCAGGTAAAGCGAAACATATGATTTACCTGTTCCTGCTATTCCATGTAGCATTAAGTGCTTACCATTATTATAAGCATTAAAAGTAATTTTTTGATTTTCAGTAAGCGGTATTACTTCTTGTAAATTGAAGTTTATTTTTTCACTGAGATTTGATTCTCTCAGTTGTCTTTTTTCTTTACGAGATAGTCTTTTATTAGGCGGTGCTGACATATATGAACCTTTATAAAGTTCTCGGTGCACCTAAAAAGTGTTTATTGAACTCCGGGTAATTCCACGACTGTGATGCTTCTTTATTTCTTTTAGACGATCTCTGAAGCCATCATCGGGTTTACGGAGTCCCAGACGAATTGGATCGCCTATACTTGGTGCACCGTGAACAAGTTGAGTAATATTAGGATTATCTTCTAGATACTTGTCCCTTTCTGTAATTGAGAGGAAGAGTTCGAACTCTTCCTCAGTATTTATATCTTTAAACAAATATGTTGGCACTTCAATCTTCCTCGTCGTCTTCTAAGCGCATTAAATCATCAATATTTTTAGAACGAAGGGCATTAGTAAGTCTCTTGTTCTTCCTTCTTTCCCTGTCCCGCTCGACCATAATAAAATCATCTTCATCATCGTCATACCATTCACGGCGAATATTTTTCTTACTTTTACTCATGGCAGCAGACCTGGAAAAGCCTCCCTAATAACATCTTCTGTAATTCCTGGATACGGCATGTGTTTATCCTTTATCGCCAATAGAAGTTTGGCATCTTTAGGATCAACCCTTTCTAACATTTGAACAAATAAAGCTTCACGGCGCAACGGTTTTAAATCATTATTTCCACCATCAACAAACAGATACATTTTTCTACACTCAGAAAAAAATACATGTTGTTGATCTACTAGATCATTTGGTTTATACGGTGGTTCACCTTCAGGTAAAAGCCACTTAATTCTAGTATCAAATGCACCCTGTAAAACCGTATGAAGAGGAACAGAACTATTTTTCTGTAAAAATGCTATTCGTTCTCCTCTATCTGATATTTGAGATGCTTTTTCCAAGATTTCAGAAACACCTAAAATCACTTGGTGTCTCCATTAAATGAATTCATTAATGTGCTCCATTAAATTCTTTAGACGATTGGCAATAAAATAATTCATCAGCTGTGGGTTGGATCCTTTTGCTGACTGTTCCCTATATATCTCCATAATTTTTGTTGAGACCTCTGGAGGGATTTTGGACAAATCAATAAGCTGTTCATTACGCTTGTAGTTACGAAGTTGTTCTAGTGACTGACAAAATTCTTGAGGTGTTCTCTTGAGATATTCATCTAGACGCTTTTGTGTTACAGGCTTTTGACGAATATTAAGAACAAAAGAATTATCAGCAGATAGAAAATTAGGGATCCCATCACCAGGGTCACCCTTGATGATGTGTTCTTTGAGAAACTTATCCGGATCGTTACATACTACAAACTTTTTAAGAACAGGATTATATTGACGCACGTTCATATAGCGCTGAAGTTGCTGGAAATCTTTATCACCAGAAATAATCATAATTTTTTCTGATGTATTTCCATATTCATTACATAGAGTAGCAATGATATCATCTGCCTCAGCAGTATCAACTCGCACTACAGAATAAGGAAAATACTCAACAAGTTCATCACGAATTTTATTGAGGCATTCAAAAATTGCTTTCCAATCCAATTCGGATGCTGCTTGAGACTTTTTGCGATTTGCTTTATAATAAGGAAAAGTTTGGCGGCGCCAATAGTTGGTTGCATCGCATGCAATTACAACTTTGCCATATTCGGAGCTAAATTTTGTTTTATACATACGAATTGAATTTAGTACCATATGACGGCACATGTTTTCGTCTACTTGTGCATTGGTGTGGTTACCAAGTTGCACCATAATATTAGATAGCATCACTTGAGAGAAATCAATAATGAGCATTTTATAATGGGCTTTCGCCCTTTCCTTCCTTTGGAGTTATAATGATTTTAACTTTATCAGAAACCGCTAAACCATCATCGGTTTGAACAAATAAATTATCTGCTATAAGTTGTAGAGGATGATTAATCCCTCTGATCATGCATAAGAGGGATCTGATAGATTCTACAACCATAGCAGAATGTTTTAGTACTTCCTCATCATCTTCATCCGGCATAAACCCAGCAATATTAAGTTGATCAAATAGAGAAGGTACTATAGTTTCAATAGTTTCTTGAATATGGAATTGTTTGACCATATTCACAGACTCATCAACTTCTTCTATGGTCTGTGGACCATTATACTTATTATTTTTAGATGGAAATAAGATGACATTATTAGCGGCATTCATATTTAAAATACCATATACTAGGGAAATTGTCAACTCTTTTTTTAGTCATGATGTTTTATAAACAAATGTTGGTTTTGCAATTCTACGGCTCTCTGGTGTAGGATACTTTTCAAGTAGCTGTTTTAGCATAGATTCCCACTGAACTTTAATTCTGTCTAGATTATATCTATTATCTACATAGATTTTATTGAATCTAGTAAAATCAGTGTGCTTCTTATCTTTTACAAATTGAATTGCACCCTTAAGATTAGCCGCAAATGTTGTAGCATGTTCTGATCTATTTAAAGATCCTTGATACATTATATTTAATGAACCAGAGGTATCAGGGAGAGCACCATAATTTGGATGCACACAAACTAGTTGTGCTGACATTGCTTCGAGCATTGCTCTACAACTTGTTTCCATCCAAGTAGATGGATATGCAAAAATATCACATGAATTTAGATGATGTTTTAATTCATCATTTGGTTTAAATCCATGATAAGTCATTCTAGGATTATTTCTGATTCTATCATACAGCGGTTCAAATTGTTTATCGGCTTCTTCCCAACCATAAATTTTAAAACTTGAAAACACATCTAGATGAATATCTGGGTCTGATTGTGCTAGATATTCAAAAACATCAACTAGAATGTCTAGCCCTCGTTGTGGTGTAGATGTGTATACCAGACGTATCTTATTATCACCATGAGTCCACCGTGCTAGTGGATCTGCTGGTTCAATTCCATGTTCTAAAACAATGGATTTATCGTCATATGGTAGCCCATGGTATAATTGGAATTGACCCATTTGCCAATTTGAAATATATACAAATTTGTGAAATTTGTCTCTAAAATTGGTTTCACGTAGTTTTGCAATTTCTGGTTCACTTGGTAAGTCATGAAACCAAAGAACTCTTATTTTGGATTCATCAAGTTCTCTTGGTCGGGAACTGATAATTTGAAAATGTTCTAGAAGTGAGGGATCAATAATTGATCCCAGTTTTCTTTTAGCAATTTCTGTCCCACCATTTGCTTTTAGTGAAATTTCATTTTCTTCAAAAGCGGTCATTATTCACCTTTTAGTTTTGGTGCTTGACGAGTCATAAATCTCTTTTTCATTTTCTTTGCACCAAAATACTTTTTCACCAGTTGCTTAACTACATTTTGATCAAAGTTTTTACAGGAGAATACATCCAGATAAGCATGATTATATTCATTTACAAAATGAGCACAAATATTGGAAGTTTCAATAAGCTGGATTAAAGTATAACCAGCCTTATCTTCTGTGCCAAAATTAATAATTTGTGGTTCACCATAAGCGACCATATCAATAGCTTGAACTAGTTCTTTAGTAAAATCATGAATAATCTGACTAGATCTAATTGATTCCGGATTACAACCAGCAGCATCTAAATGAAGATGATAACCCCAATAATTTATTTGTTTCATTATCTTAAGTTCCTTAATAACTATCAATAGCTTGTGTGTAAATGACGGAATCAATCCTGAATGAACGCCATCCCTTATTTTCTAAATCCCAACATGCAACAATATCCGGATTATCCCTATGGTAAGTCTTTTCACCTGTCTGTTCTTCAAGACTATTACGATATGATTCAGGGAGAAGGGCCGGTACCAGTGTGCAACGCATCTTACGTTCATCACCATTGACCTTAGTAAAGGTCACATCTAGAACACCATGGCGAAGATCTTTTAGTAAAGTATCACGAGTAAACATTATATATCCTTATACTATTCGGTTAGTAGTCGCTGGGAATTATTATTCTTTTCCTCAATGATGGTCTTCAGTTGATTATATCCACCAATGAAATATCCGTCAAGGACTATTACAGGAAAAGTTACAGCTGTGGGGAATTTTTCTTTTAGAGTTTCTTTAGTGAAATCTCTATCAAGCATATTTTCAGTATATGGAACTTGATTATCTCGAAGAATCTGTTTAGCTAAAGAACAATAGTTACAATTAGCTTTTGTATATAATTCAACTATCATAGAATAAATCATCCTACAATTTTTTCTGGGAGTTTATTTTTCCAAAATATTTGGATATCATCCTTATTTAAGGGATGAAGATTCTGTTTTAGCATTTCTTCAACAATCATTTTTTCAAAATCACTGAAAAAACATTTTTCATTATTTTTCATTATCGAATTTCCTCGGAAACAGAAGCAAATACGACTACATAAGTTTCGGTTGATGTATTTAGACTTGAAAAATATGTTGAAAACTTTTGAATAGCTTCAGAACCATTTACGGCCCAGACAATTCGACGTTGATCAGATTGTGTCATACCACTACCCGGTTGGTTTGGTCGCATTTGAACCACACCCTCAACAAGATGAAGTTTTAATTGTTGTTTAGCATATTGTGTACTATTAATAAATATTGAACCGTGTTCTGAATTTGTAACAACATCAAAATTTTCTTTATCTGCTTCCACCCATTTTGGTGCTAATCCCTGTTGTGCAAGTTCTTCTTCGTAATCAAATGGTTTTTGTTCCACTGGCTTTTCTTTCTTTTTAAAAACATTAACACGACCACGACGATGTGTTGGGTTATCTTTAAGAAATTGTTCAATATTTTCTTTTGAGACTCGGATATCAGTGGTACCGTCTGTAAACCACTGATATCCGCTTAGTTTTGCTCTTGTTGCATCATCCATAAATTTCTCCTTAAGCTCTTTGAGCCACTTCTTTATAAGTATCATCCAAGTATTTCTACTTTTAATGTTGATACACCAGTTTTCTTAACCCCGAGAACCACAGCACATTTTACTGTGATATCAAATTCCCTACCCTTAATAAAGGGACCACGATCATTTACTCTTGCTATAAGTCTAGCATTTGTTTCCAAATTTGTAAATCTAACAAGAGTCCCAAATGGGAGTGATTTGTGTGCTACAGTGTAGCGATTTGGGTTAAATTCTTCTCCATTAGCGGTCTTACGGCCGTGTTTGTACCATGAAACTTTTGCCTTATAAGTCTTCACGATTTTGACCGCAGCTGGTGGGTGCTCATGCGCATTGGATACATTTGAAAACAATAATCCAAAAGCAAGAAACACACCAAACATGCGTTTTCTCACCGTTTATACTCCTTTTGTGATTTTAATTAAGCTGCAATAAGTTCCTTAAGTCTGTCAGCACAAATAGATGCTGCAAATGCTTGAGGTTTCACCATTGGTGTTATATTGCAAGCCCCCCTTATGTAGCCAATTGCTTGATTTACTACACAGGAAGAGCCATATCTTTCTGATGGATTGATATCCAGATGAAGTTCTACATAACGATCACCAATCACATCAGAAAGTTTTTCGTACATATCATGTACAAGATATACTTCATTCATGAGTCGTAGAGCAGGACGTCCGACCTTGACATCAAAATCTTTTTGTCTCGTAATTTCACCGAATACTTTGCAACCGTGTTTGCCATCCTTGTGGATGATAATAGCTACACAGTAGTCAGCATGCCATATACCAGAATGTTTAAAACGTTCTGAATCAGCACCGATGTAAATTTTTGATTCCTTTGAAGATGATAAAATATAATTTCTGACTTCTTCTAGGTCGAACTTGTTCATGACATTACTTCTTTCTATTAAGACTTCTCTTCTTTCGTTTTGAAGATCCGATCTTTCTTCGTCCTTTACCAGATTTAGATTTGTGTGCCCATGGCATAATAGACTCTCCTATACTATATTACTTTCCCAGAAAAGTCAATCTTTTTTAGATGTTCTTTTCTAACTCTCACGTATATCCAAGAATTATAATACTTATCAGATTCTAAGACACCTCTTGTAATCTGTTCTTTTAACTCAAAATAAGTTAATTCTGCTTTATTTTTACAAAATCTAAGTATTTCACGCTTGAAATTTTCAGATCCATATTTTACCACATCATTTTTAAGTGGTTCATTAGACCCATAATATACTTGCCAATCTGACTCTACCAGTATCTTTTTCTTTTTACCTTTGAGTTGTTTGGTCTTTTTAAATTTTAATAGTTTCTTCCCGATATATTTCTTATCATCAAGAAGATTTGTAATTTGATATACAAAACCTATGTATTGATCTATATTTTCTAAATCTATAGGTTTATCATAATAAAGCCAATCAGTCATGGGGGAATCTCCTTTCCCCCATACTTATATACTACTTAGCCGAAGTTTTCTCTTCCGCCGTCATCCCAAAATTCTTCATCTTCATCTTTATCATATTCAATATCATATACTTCTTTGAGAACGGCATCAAGTGCATCACTAATACCAAGCAGTTCTTCTAATGTATCTGCATCATAATCTTCAAAAGAAGATATCATTTCATAATAAATGTTTATCTTAATTTGTTCATCATGTACATGTCTCTCGATGGTTTCTGCAACTTCTGCAAATAAAGCACTTCCTTTAGCCCAACCCATATAAATCTCCTATAGTTTAAAATCTTTTAATGATTCTGTTGAAACGTCATTTTTAACACCACCAATTACATATGAAGTAATTTGTGTTTCTTGAGGTGCAACTTGCACTTCTGAACCTGAAATCCATTTTTGTGTCCATGGAAGTGGATTAGATCCAGTCTTATATAGACTTGGTAAACCAACGGCAGTGCAGCGCCTATTTGTGATCCATTCAACATAATCATTTAGGAGTTGTTTATTGAGACCGATCATTGATCCATCTTTAAAAAGATAATCAGCCCATGCTTTTTCTTGTTCTGCTGCTGCAGCAAACATCGCAATGCATTCGGCTTTAGTATCTTCTTGAATTTGTTTAAAATCTGGATCATCTAAAGGAAGAACCTTCAGAAGTTGTTGAGTACCAGCAAGATGTAAGTTTTCATCACGACAAATTAACTTGATGATTTTAGCATTACCTTCCATCTTTTTGAGTTCTGCAAATGCCCAGGAACAAGCAAAACTTACATAAAAACGTATACCCTCAAGAATATTGACTGACATAAGAGTCAGCCAAAGAGCTCGTTTGTGTTCGTATGCATCTATATCAATTGATGACATAGCACTCAGAGTAGTATTAAGTTCAATAAGTGTATCATAATTCTTACTGATATCATTAGCACAATCAACAATTTCTTGAAGATCAAGAATCTCATCTAGTACTTTTGATGGGTCTGAATATACATTCCGAATGATATGTGTATATGAACGAGAATGTACAGACTCACTAAATGTCCATGCCACAATCCAGTTCTCTAGTTCAGGGAGTGAACAGATAGGCCCAAAAGCAACAGTAGGTGCTCGACCCTGTACTGAGTCTAATAGAATTTGGCGCTTTAGATTACTAGTAAAAATATGTTGTTCATGCTTTGTTAGTTCTCTAAAGTCTTTAGAATCTTTTAACAGATCGACTTCTTCCGGAACCCAGAAGAAGCCCATTTGTTGTCGTGTAAGTTTTTCTAGAAATGGATACTTTTGTTTATCAAACCTAGCAATAGTAGGTGCATCGTCAAAAAATAATCTTGACTTTAGATGACTCTTTTTGTTATTAGGGTCAAATACTCGATAAGACATTAAATACTCCTAAATTGTACAACTATCGCAGTCTTGATCTTCAATTGCACTTTGTTCTAATTCCGGAAGGACCTCTTGTTCGCCAGCACCATCATATGTATTGAAGTAGTATAACTGCTTACCACCCATCTGATAGAACTGGATAATATCTTTAAGGAGAACTGACATAGGAATTTTATGAACAGTTTCACCCTCCTCAAGAGGATAATTTTCCGGATTATAACTAGTATTTACTGAAATACCCTGGTCAATAAACTTTTGTAATACAGCACAAATCTGTAAATAACCGTCGGGGGACTTTTGATCCCAAAGAAGATCATATTTATTTTTAAGTTTACGAACTTCTGGTACTACTTGTTTGAAGATACCATCCTTGGATGACTTAACTGAAACAAGAGCTCTGGGTGGCTCAATTCCATTTGTAGAATTTGAAATTTGTGCAGATGTTTCAGCAGGCATTAATGCCATCAGTGTAGAATTTCTAATTCCGTATTCTGATAGCTGGATTCGTAGAGAGTTCCAATCAAAGTTATAAACCGGTTCCACAAGATTGTCAACATTTTTCTTGTATGTATCTATAGGTACCATACCAAGTGAGTACTTAGTTTCATTTGATTTCGGGCACGCACCCCTTTCCTTTGCCAAATCAGCAGAAGCTTTAATCAAATAATATGACCATGCTTCAGCATATTCATGTACTTTCTTTAGACCTTCTACGCCAATATTAGAATAAGTAAGATCATTTTTAGCGAGCCAATAAGCAAAGTTAATGATACCGACACCAAGAGGACGTCTTGCCATTGTAGAGTTTTTTGCTGCCAGGACTGGATAATCCTGATAGTCAAGTAGTTCATCGAGAGCACGTACAATAAGTCTAGCAAGGCGCTCAAAATCAGAAGTAACACGAATTTTTCCCCAATTTATAGCTGCAAGAGTACATAGACTAATTTCACCTTCTGGGTCAAAAATATGTTCTAGTGGTTTTACTGGGAGATTAATTTCGCAACACAGATTGCTTTGATAAATTGTGGCTTCTTGTTTGATAAATGCTCCGTGATCATTTGCGTGATCCACATTCATCAGATAAATTCTACCGGTATCTTTTCTTTCTTGTAGAAAAGATGTAAATAAAGTAAGCGCTGAAATAGTCTTCTTACGGATATTTGGATTTGATTCAGCTTCTTCATATAGACGCTTAAATTCATCATAATTGATGAAAAATGCCTTATATAGACCTGGCACATCATGTGGTGAAAATAGTGTAATATTGCCACCAGACAATAGACGTTCATACATAAGCTTATTGAATTGAACGCCATAATCAACATGACGAATTCGGTTTTCATCAACACCCTTATTGTTTTTTAGAACTAGAAGATCTTCAACTTCATAGTGCCAAATTGGATAATATAGTGTTGCGGCGCCGTTACGAACACCACCTTGAGAGCATGAACGAACCGCTGCTTGAAACATCTTATAGAAAGGAATGACACCGGTATGTGTGGCATCACCATTTCTAATAGGTGAACCAATAGCACGAATTCTTCCAGCATTAATACCAATTCCTGCTTTTTGTGAGACATACTTTACAATAGCAGAAGTTGTGGCATTAATAGAATCTAGCGAATCATCGGAGTCAACCAGCACACAACTGCTAAATTGCTTCTGTGGACTGCGTAGACCAGCCATGATAGGAGTCGGCAGAGAGATTTCGAATGTAGATACCGCATCATAAAAGTCCTTCACCCATTTTAAACGTTCAGTTTTTGGATAATTTCTAAAAAGAACCATTGAGATGAGCATAAATGCCATCTGAGGAGTCTCATAGTATTTATTAGTAGCACGATTTCTAATTAAATATTTACCACGGAATTGTTCCATTCCCACATATGGAATGGTAAAATCTCTGTCATGATCTAATTGCTTATTAAGATAAGCAAATTCCTCATCATCATATTGTGAAAGAATTTGAGGATCATAATATCCATCTGAAACAACATTTACAACATGTTGAAATAGATCATGTGGATTTGGGCCGTTATATACCTGCTTACGCAGATGATAGTTGATAAGTCTTGAAGCAACGTACTGATAGTTTGGTGTGTCCACATCAATAAGTTCTGATGCCGCTTTGATCAAAGTTTCCTGAATATCAGAAGTTTTGATCTTATCATAAAACTGAATTTGAGACTTGATTTCAACCTCAGATTCGGATACACCGGAAAGACCTTCACAAGCCCAACGAACGACTCTGTGAAACTTTTCTAGATTAAGTGGTTCAATAGAACCATCTCTTTTAATTACGTTAATTTTCATTAATGCCTCTTTATCAACTGACTAAAAATTTAAAATACTTGGCCAATTCTTCCCACGCAGATTCTGCAACTTCTCGATGTTCCTTTTGTGTGCCATTAGCCATACGCAACTCACAATAATGGATCCAACTGCGAAGAGTTCCGTTCATATACATACGTGAGATAGTTAATCCTTCTGGGAGTACTGCACGTGCTTGTTCTTTAGCAATACCATTTTCAATGGCCCATTGGTATTGATCTTTTACAATACTAATAAGAAAATTTTGTCTATTATCCCATTCTGTTAGTAAAGCACTATCATGTGTCATTACACTATTTTGACGATTCTTTGTATCCTGAAGTCGTGCTTCACGTGTAACAAATCCTAGATCTTGAGTAGGATCAGCATATCGTTGTGAGAATTCCTGGAATGAAAAAGAGCGATGACGAAGAATTTGTCGAGCAATATCCCTAGTGGTATTGATTTCCATAACGATATTTACCATCTCAAAGATGGACCAATGCTGATTACGAATACAGTAGCGTAAAAGTTTCTCTGCAGTTTCTGAATTCATTTGATTGGTTGGATTAGAAACTCTAGCAGCAAAGGCAATAAACTCGTCGGCAGATTTTACACCATCGACGAGTGGATTAGTAATAGCAACAATTTTAGCTGAATTAAGCATTTAAAATACTTTCATTAATATTCACGTGATTTAGTTTTTTATTAAAACTTTTTTCTAAATTTAATTCTATAATACTATCTAAATCTAGAGCCCTAAACGGATAACAATTACAGGGAGTGCCGCACCAAGTATGACACGGCATGCCTGTATAATTATCAGTCTTTATTAACATCAAAGAAGCCTTTGGCAACTATTAGGGTATTGATGGCATCTTGAATAATCTCATTTAAAGCATCAACTAAAATAGAACGATCTTCGCCTACATGTGGTTGCCGCTGTAAAATCTTAATAGTATCTTCGATCAATGATTCAACAGTTGGTGTGGTTGTTTCTTGATATTCATCTACAATATCTTTGGCAGCATCGCTGATAACCTTCAGAAGGCCAATTGATGCTAGTCGCTTTAGTGTAGCATCATCCATATCAACCGTTAGAGTTGCAGAACCATCTTCATGGTCCTTTATATCTACCACATCAATAGTCATTATTTTGTTCCCATCTTCTTTTTAATTTCAGCAGTTTCATTTTTCATCCAAGTTGTAATAAGATCAATGCTTGGATCAACAACTTGTTCAACTTTTGGATGATTCAGCACTTTTTCACCCATTTCAGAAGCAGCAATAAGCAGTATTGTACTACGATTTGGGATAATACTATTAAGTAAACCCGCTAAAAGTGCGAGCAGAGCAAAATTTAGAGCTCTTTTACGCCAATTCTCACGTGTTTTCCTGAGTTCAATTAGTGCATCACCTTCTATACGCCTATAAGATGCATCAGTTTCGTCATGATAGATTGCCCAAAAAATAAGACTACCAAATGTGGCAATGATTAGTAAAAATGTCACTAAAGACAGTACACTAATAATATTACCAACAACACCGGCAAAGTAGATCAATAGACTCAAGGAGTTCATGATATATCCTTATGAAAAATGAATTAGACTAATTAGTTTAAAAGGCTCTGTTCCCAGAACATGGGTGTGAGATGGAAACTTTTTGCTAAAATCTTCTCGATATTTGGCTTCAAGTTGTTCAATATTATCTAAATTAATTTCTTTGTAGAAATCCCCATCATCAAAACCCCACCTAAAATTACCAGATTGAAATAGTGGGATACCAAAAATAAAATATTTACCTGACATTCCATCAATCAGAACCCATGGTGTGTCCTTATCATCGTACACAGGATCATAATCCTGATTAAATTCATCATTCCATTCTGTCTTTACACCGAAAATTGTGTAAAAGTAAGTATCAATCCCCATAATTTAAACCCTTTCTAATCCACCCACATTTCTTACAAAGCCATTGGCCAATCAGATGTTCACCAAAATATTCTGATGTAACTTGCCAATAACCATCTTCGTGAAGACAGCATTTTTTACACCAAGTACCATGATGTTCATCGTAGTGCATCACTCCTGTGCTAGAACAGGCATCACATTTTAAACGGCGACTTTTTTCCAATTATTTAATTCCATCTTTGCCCTGAGATCACGAAATGTGTGAGTATCAATGATATACCTAATAAAATCTGTACTTAGACCAGATAGAACCATATCATTTACATCTTTTGGATCTAAATTAGATGGCCATATACAAACATTATAACCATTCAAAATAGCTTTGTCAATCTTTTTTACTGTATCTCTACTCCTTGGTTCATTATCATAGATAACAATCAAATTCTTCTTATCGAATGCATTTAAACCAGAAACTAGATCACCACCCGCAGTTGCAATTGAATTTGGAATAAACATAGAATCAATTGGTCCTTCAAAAACATAGGTCTTTTTTGAAGTATCAACTGTATCCAATCCATAAACTTTTGGTTGACTTTCATCTAATACAATTGTAATGTATTTCGTACTAGATTTTGGGTCTAAAGATCTACCCTGGAAAGCATGCATTTCACCCTTCTTATTTAAGAAAGGGATAAGAAGACGTGGCTCATCATAGAGAAGAGACTCATCATCAAACTTCTCTGGAATAAATGTATTAACCCAGGAAAAGAACTTAGGCACTTTAAACATTTTTGCATGATAGGGATTTGGAAGTTTACGTTTAGTTACTAGAAGTTTCACTGGATCATCTGGATCAAGCTGACTAACTTTACGCAGTCCCTTTAAAGGTTCTGTTTTCATAAAGTTTGGTTTCTTCATCTTTGCAACAAATTGCTCTAGGTCAACTTGTTGTGGAGATTTTGAATCCTTTAATTTTTCTAGTGAATATTCGTTGAAAAGCGATTCATCCAGTTTATGTAAAAATTTTTCAAAACCATGTGTAATACCACAATTGTGGCAATGAAATAAAGTTTTACCTTGCTTTTCATAGATATAACCTCTGGCTTTCCGCTTGTCGGTCTCAGAATCATTGCAGAGCGGACAAGAGAAATTATATAAACCAGAGGACTTCCTTTTGAAGTTCCTTAGTCGATTTGATAGAAGACCAATATATTTTTGTTCAAGCCATAACATAATTTATATTCCATCATTATTGTGTCACTAACCATTATACCAATGATGGAAAAAATGTCAACCCTATTGTACGATTTTTATTGCGTTCAAACCTAAATGGATAAGATAACCAATTGTGGCCGATCCACCCATGACCATCCACTGCCATCTTTCTAGTTTTGAAATTTTTTTATTTGACTCATCAATCTGCTTATCACGAAATTCAACAATTTTTTTAATTTCTTGTTTTATTGATTCATCGCCAGATTTAATTGTTTCGTAAACTAAATCAAATTTTTTATCAACTTCTTCTTTTCTTTTTTCAAGTTGAGTGCTGATATTATCTGATAATTTTTCTTGTTGTATAAGTCTTTGATCGTGAACAGCCAGCATTTTAGACACATCTGCAGCCACAGATGATAGCTTTGATATAGCTTCTTCAATTTTATCAAATCTTTGATCGTCTGTAGGCGCCATGTTCTTTACCTGCTTGTTGGAGTTAATCGTTTCAATGGGATTTTGGTAAGAACAATTTTACGTAGTTTCTTTTTAACACCTGGTTCACCTCGAGGCCCGACCCCAATTCCAGCTATAGCACCAGAACCTGCTGTATTAGTTGCAACCGCTGCTACTTGTTCTTTAACCTTCATTGTTAATCTTTCTAAGAGCTTTTATAATATTTATATCCATAGGAATTGTATCAGTATATACTATGTCATCATCACCAACGTTATATATCACAGGAGGCATAGCCTCGATCAAAACAAGAAACGGTTTTACAAACTGAAATTGTTTCTTCATCTTTAAATAAAGAATTTTTGCTAGATAATACCCAAAACAATTATGTAGTGTTATAATATGATTTAGTATTAATCTTTCTTTTATATCTTTAGATTCAGTATATCTTGTTATAAGTTTTTTGATATACTTTATACGGTCAAGATCTTCAAGAAATTCCTCAGACTTTAACATCTGAGGATTATCATAAATCTTAGCGCAATAGACTAAAAAATTATCTTCTGTGAGGCGTTCTTTAATCATTACCAAGATAGAGTAAGTTGTGCTCTTCCCCAGGTATTATTAGCAACACACACAAAAATATAACTATTGCTATATGCTATCTGACCAGGTATACCATTTGAAGTATTGCTAGCGGGTACCGAATTTGATATCAGTTTAGCCGCAACACTATTTGCAAAGTTAGAAGTTGTAATCGTTTTAACATTTGCAGTTGTTGATGGGTTCACGAGTACCACTACTCTATCATTTGTAGACAGAGTAGTGGTGACGGCAAGTTCAGAAATCTTCTTTGCGTCGTTTGCCATTATATGATATCAACTATTAGGAGTCTGGAAGGATAGTATCGTCAGAAGCATCAGCCACTAGAGCTGGTGTTCCGTAAGGTGCGGTTTGAGCACCTAGGCTACCCATGGCAACTAGAGTTTCAAAATGTACTCTACCGGCTCTACCACCTGCTGTAGCAATGAAATTTGATACAGTAGTATTACCAGCAGCTGTGCCACCAGTTGAATTTGTGATAGAAATATTAGAAGTTGGAATAGTTACATTTGTAAAACCTGCACCAGCATTGGTAATGGTGAAAACCAAATTACCACCAGTTGAGTTTGTGACAAATGATACAGTTGCGTTCCCACCGGCTTGCAATGATCTGACAGTGATAATATCAGCATTATTATATGCAGTAGCGGTGGCAGACGCATTAATTCTGAATGTAGCAAGTGAACCGGTGCCTGCTCTACGAACAAGCCAACCAGCATGAGCAATACCCTTGTTATTACTTACACCAGTTTCAGTTGCATCAGCACCAAAAACACCAACTGCTTGACCAGTTAGGAATGCACCTGGTGTGGTATTATTGAACATTCTTACGTCAACATTTGCTCTTGAACCTGGTGATGTATTACCAAAGTGAGCATTTGCTCCGTCTACACGAGCAATCTGATCTGCTTTTACTAATGTATAGGTACCAATCGGAGCCCCATTTGAGGACTCCTTTGTGGTTGTTGAATTGGCAGTAACTGCCTGGTCATTTCTTCCCCATAATGGCATGGTGAAATCTCCTTTGAAAAGTTTCTTTTATTTATGATTAACCAAGAGCACTTTTCATGGAGTCGTGACTCTTGTGTAGTTTTTGTTCGAAGTCTTGTTTTTCAGCAGCAGTTTTCAATGCTGCATGTTTATTCAAAGCGTGTTGGGCCAATTGAGGTGTAATCTTTGTGGATTTACCATCTAGATGCTTAACTGGTAGTGCACCATGAGTTGAAACTACCTTGCGAAGCTGCATAATAACATGTTCGTGTTCATCTTGTTCATCATCTGGAGTTGGGTTCTTCTTTGGACGACCACGCTTAGCTTCATCAAGTTCAACTTCTTCACCAAAAGCATTGAGCCCATGTTTAGTTGCAACATTGGTTTTTGCCTTAGTTATTTTATTGAGTTCTTTAGCATATTTACCGGTATCAGCATCAGAACGACTTGATAGTTCTTTTTCTTTTTTATCAAGTTCAAACCATTTTGATTTACCTGCTTCTTTATCATCTGATACTTTACCGCTGACAGCTTTTGTTGCTGCAGCTCCTACACGATGCGTTACTTTAGCTTCATCTAGTTCAACTTCTTCTTTCCTCATCTTCTTTGAATCGGAAATGGTATAAGCAGAAGATGTGTTCTTTGTGTTCTCACCGGATTGATCCTGATTTGCACCTCGGATCGGAGCAGAAACTATAGTTGGCTTATCTTCATCTAGCGATTGAGCGATAGTTTCGATGCGCTCTAGCTCTTCTTTAGTAAGTCGATCTGAAGCTCTATGGATACCCATCATACGCTTCTTCATTTTGTGTAGATTTTTTTTTCTTTGAGAAGAATTTGTATCACCTGCTGCGCCAACATCAATACCAAGATGTCCTCTATCTTGGGCAGCTTTTTTGATATATGAACCAAGAGTTGATTTCTTTAGTTCATCTAATTGCTTTTCTTCAATTTCTTCTACTTCTTCGTTGCGTTGCTTAGCATAGTATGCACCGAGAGCCATTTGCATACGCTTCTTCTTTGACTTACCAGCAAACTTTGGATCTTTAGAGTGAACAAAGTCTTTGACCCATTCACCAGCAGGCTGTGACTTCTTTAGGGCTTCTTCAAGATCTTCTTCGGTCAAAGATTCTAGGTCAACTTCTTCGTAAATACTTTTAGTCTTTTTAATGCTCTTAATTGTATCTGGCTGAGGACCATATTCAATCTTGTAACCATGTTCTTTATCAGGATGTGCATAATGGTGTGTCCATCCATTATTTGATGAAGAAACCTTTTTAAACCCTTGTTTCTTTAGTTTATCAATGGTCATTTCTTCTTGAAGATCTTCTTCTGACAATGAATCTAGATTAACTTCTTCATTTGTTTTTCTATATCTATCAAGAATATCATTTGCACTATCATTATGTTGTGAAGCCATATTATAATGATGTTGTTGAGCAACACCTTTTGATTTATTTGCTCTCTTATTGTGATCTGCTTCTTGTTTTCTATGTCCAAGATAAGCCTGACGATCTTTAAAATCTGTAATTATAGATTCTGGGGAATCTTTTTCTTCCTTAGCCAATACGCCACGACCTACCAGCACATCTTTGTGTGTGATCTTATCCTTGGGGAAAGCAAGAGAAGCTAATTTCTTTTCCTTCTCAGTCTTTGGAACTGTATGTTCTTTACCTTCCTTCATTGACTTTTTATCATCATAGTCTCTAGTATCATCATCTGTCTTTGGTTCTAGATCAACCTTGGTCTTTCCACCCTTTAACTTCTTTGCATCTACTATACCTTGATCTTTTTCTTCAACTAAAACTCCACGTACAGCAGCGATTAAGCTGCCTGATAGTCCAAAACGCTTATCGCTGAACATTATACTTTCTCCTGTTTCTTGAATGTTGATACCCAACCATGTTTGATTGGTGGTTTTTCTATTGGCTTGTAATCAGATAATTTTCTCAATTTTGGTTTATCTAATAGCTTACCTTTGGCTTTTGTTGCGGCTGCAGGTTTATCACCGTGAGCTTTATTTAACGCTGATGAAAGACTCATCTGATCATGAAATGACTGACTTTTTCCGCTTGAATCTTTATGAATTGCATGAAAAAATCCACCCTTTTTGATGCTTAAAGTATCACCACGAGGATGTTTGAACGTAACATAATTGTCAGAAGAAGATAACTTTTTGTAATCTTTTAAATGTTCTGATTCAGATAGAATTAAATGTTCTTCAACTATCTTTCTTACAATTTCACCAGTCTTTGATAATTTTGATTTACGTGAAGTAGGTTCTGGATCATCAGGGCGACTAACATTTTTAATCTTTGTTCTAATCTTTGTACCGATAGATTCAGTTTCTTCCATCTGATTGATTCTCTTTTCTGCTTCTTTTTTACGTCTGGCTATTTCTTTTTCTTTTTCTGCTTTACGTTGTGCATCTTTTTCCATTGCTGCTTTTTCGTGTGCAGCATTACGTCTTGCACCAACATCAATGCCATGATCGTGCCATCCTCTTTCATTTGATTGTGATGACTGACGAAAAGCACCACCTCTGGTACCCAAAACCTTTCCTTGGGAAATTACTGATTCTTTCATGATTTTCCTATTGATTTTAGGAACCAACCATGTTTTGCATGGATATCAATTCTATCTTGAAGAAAATTAGCAAGACCAAGTTCATTTGCTTTTTCAGCTAAATTATAAGCTTTGACTAGTTCTGCTTTGACTTTACTGTTATCAAGTTCAAGTTCTTTAAGCATTTTCATTGAATTTGGTATGTTTATTTGATCATCAACGACTGATAATTGTGAAAATCTAGACAGACTTCCAGGTGCATATGCATTTAGAGTTCTAATATGTTCTGCAATTGTGTCAACAGCACCCCAAAGTTCACCATATAGATCACCCAGATATGTGTGATATTGTACAAAATCTGGACCTTCAATATTCCAATGGAAGTTGTGTGTTTTGAGATAGAAAGCAAATGTGCTTGCTAAAACAACTTTCATTTGTTCAACTAATTCTGACATCAATTTAATCCTTCAAACATCTCTGGCGGCAAATGAAAATACATCTCAATCTATTTAAAAATCTTTTTACCATGCTCTACAGCTCCAGTATCTTGCCTTTGTACGAGGACCAGGATTATCACAATTATGACGTGCTCTAAAACTCTTACGACGAGCAGGGATATTCTTTTTAATAGTCATATTTTTATCACCAAAGTTTACTTTGACAACATTTCCCTTTTCGTTTCGGACATAAACTTTGGACTTCTTGACATCACCTTTCATTGGCTTTCCAAGCGGCACTGATCTGCCTTGGTATTCAGCTTCAGTAACAGGTGGTTGTTTACCACATGTGCAATTACCGTTGCATTCATATAATAGTTCTTCAACAACTTTTCTTAGAACTTTTAAGGTCTTGGATGGATTTTTAGATTGACCGGGTGTTTCGTCTTTGTAAGTCTTTACAAGTTCATCAGATGCATCAAATCGAGAAGCCGGATTTCTTGGATCTTTAGAATGCTTCTCTGCATCTTCTTTGACTTGTGCTGCTTTTAATGCGGCAGCAGTTGGTGCACCTTTCTCACCTGGTTTACGCATGCGTTCGCCAGAACCAGCAGCAATTCTCTTGCGCTTAGCGTGAATGTTATCCCATAGTCCTCTTTTTTCGTCTATAATACTCATTATCAGCTCCAAATTTTTGTATATTTATAAATTAAGTAATTTCTTCCCACTGTATGGCACCTACTGCATCATTACCGTTGGCAGCACCTGTTGCAGCAAGTGTGAATACTATACCTTTATCTGAAGTTAAAAATGAATTTCGTTCAAGTTGATATCGAAATATATCCGAAGGTTCAATTTGATTTAGAGCGGCGCCAGAACCAGAAGAAACGTTTAGATATTCAATTCTATTATCAACACCACCGGTTAAAGCAGTCGCTGATATATCATATTCAACAGAAGAATCTGTACCTGCAGATTGCCAGCTGGCACCAGTCAATGTAGGACCTGATACAAGTTTCCATCTATATGATGTATTATTTGTAACTCCAAAGAATACAACTGATCGAAGAAATACTATAGCATCTTGTCTTGTGTCTTTTAATCTGATTGAAATAATTGGTACAAATGTTCCAGCGGTAGGAATATCTATTGGTGTTGAAACCGGAATACTTACAGCCCTTGGTCTTCCCTTTGGTTCAAAACCACCCTCAGAAATAACAGAAGAACAAATGATTTTGAGTGTGCTAGAACCAGATGTTGCTCCTGTATTTTCAATTTCTGCTCTAACTGGTAAACACGCTGTTGTCATATAAGTTGAAGTTATAATATTTGAATGATGCCAAGAATGACAATGAATCATCTTGCCGTCTATTATAAATCCGGCTCTAACAGAACCAACACCAAGCCATTCTACATCATGAAATAAAATTTGTGCCTTGGTAAGATCTAGTGTGAGTTTTGACGGTCCAGTCCCATCTAACTTATCTAAATTCCATTGTGATTGTGGAATTCTTGTTTCAACTAATGATCCCGTGACAGAAGATCTTTTTACAAAATTAATTGTAGTTCCATCTTGTTCTAAATAGAATCCATTTTGGGTTCCAAAATATCCATATCTTTGACGTAGATTTGCTTTTGGTGCTGCCATACAGAATGTTTGTAGTATCTGTAGTGATTTGCCTGGTTGATATGCAAATACTCTTGATGATTCACGATAGATAAAAGATCCAGAGGCATTATTAATAGTACATTCAATTAAACCAGCATTTGCATTATGGGATGATGTTGCTCCGGATGCACTATTTGATTGTGTTATTCTTCCGTTATCTTGATATCTGTGAAACGATTCAAATAATGTGAATGGATTTGATGTTCTAGCTCGACCAAATGCATCCACTGCCATACCGGTTGGATTAGCAGCACCAACAAGATTACCATACTGATCGGCAAGCATAACGGACTCAAAGATAGTTGTACCATCTTTCAAGTACTCATGCGTATCTTTTCTAAACTGTGCCATCTTTTTTACCTTTTTGCTTTGTTGGCGTGCATATTACCATGCCAAAGTTTTACAAATTTCTTTAAATTATCATTGATTGTATCAGCAGTAGCAATGTTATCACTTGAATAATTTGATAATGATCCGGTAGGTATACCACTTACGTAACCTAAACCTCTAACGGAATCAACACCCATTTCTTCTTTTAATTTAATTGTTTTTGGTACCGCAATTTTTTTGGTTGATGCTTTTGTAAGTTCTCTGCGTTTTTGTTCTGCTCTTGCTCTATGACCGACCTCATCTGTTCTTTTAGCATATCTAGCCAATGATATACCAGATGTTTGTGGTCCAATTTCTATGTGCATACCTTTACGAACTTCATCATATAATTCTCTAGCATGTTCTGGGTGTACGTGTTGTGGTATACCCTTTTTGAATTCTGTGAAATTTCGGTTCATTGCATGACCACGCATTTTAGATGCAGACATACCGGAAACACCTTCAGCGTCCGGATCTCTTTCACCAGCAGAAACAACATCAATTCGTTTAAAATTGAAATCTTTACCGGGCCCGTTATACTTATCTAGAATCTTTTTATATTCATCAACTCTATCAGAACCACCAACCATTATTAGATGATCTACACCTTGTTTATGAAGTTTCTTGGCATGATGTATGAAAGTAGGTTCTGCATCTGATGCTGCTTCAATATTTGCACCCGGGAAAAATCTTTTAGCATGTTTCAGTTTTTGCTCTGCTGATAATGGATTCTTTTCAGGGTCTTGTGAGTGTGAAAGTACAATTGAATGTTTGGCCTTATTTGCGGATGCTAATTCTTTTACTTTATCAACTAAAGCACCATGACCAATAGTTGGTGGATTCATACGACCGAATGCCAGGACGTGTGGGTTTTTGGTATCACGTTCTTCTGGTTTTGTCATATCACTATCATCTGGTGCTGCCTCACCACGACCTCTATTATTAGCAAAATTCAATCTACTAAATTCGGCTCTATCAACTAGTTTAGTAGGTCTTCCGTTTCTGATTGAAACAAATCCCTCTGGCTTTACTGTCTTATCACCAACGGTATGCTCAAATTCTGTTGGATTACCTAGTGCTGATACTAAAACATCTTTTGCTTTTTGCAGGTGGTGATGAATCTCAAAAGCCTTATCATAATCTTTTTTATTGTCTTTGATATCATTGATAAGTGAGTCATATAAAGCCGCTTTCTTTTGTTTAGCTGCTTCTGATTTTACCTTCGAAACTTCTTTATTCTTTTTCTGTTCTAGAAATGCAGCATAATCTTTTGTATTTGGTGTGGTTTCATCTCTAACCGTTTGATTGATATAAGGTTTGATGTGCTCATCGTGTTCACCTAATTTCTTCAGTGCTTCAGAATTTGTAGCACGAAATGCATCCGCAGCGGCATCCATATGCTTTTTATATTCACCCTGCTGAATAGTGCCGTAGGAAGATTTAGAAGTATCTTTAATTTCAGGATTTACTAAATTTACATCTGGATCTTGATTAAATTTAGTATGATCAACATCAAAACCGGCTTTCATATTATTCAGGTCTTTACCAGTATACTTTGTATGCACCACAAATCCCATCTGTGATGCAGCCATTTTTCTACCCATACCAGAATCTTTATTTGCTGAATAAGTGATGGTATTTGGTGCAAACTTATACTTACCACCCTCATCTTCTATATCGTTCTTATCATAAAGGAAATCACCCTGATACACACCAGTTGATTTTCCTTGATTATCTTTAGGCATCACTTTAGGTAAATGTTGTAATGCAAGTTTTAATTTCTGTGCAAGACCTGGAGCATGACCGTGATTCTTATCAATATC